TAGCATCTTATCATATGCACCTTCTGGCGGGTTACGTACCTTATCCGCGTATAGCCGCAGGAATCCAGCATTGTACTCTTCCGGTGTCTGGTTGACTACTAGAACAAGTTCAGCAGCATTCTTTTTACGGAGCGAACCTTCCATATGTTCTGATGTTCTGATTAATGCATTGTAGGCTGTACGGTTTAACTGAGAAGCTGTCCACATTACTACGTCGAAGTCTTGTCCAATACGGCGCATCTCTTCAAATAGCTTACCGCCATCATCCGCTTCATTACCTGTAGCATGTGGATTACGTAATAGTTCCGGGTAATCGACAATAACTACATCAATCTTAACCCCTTGACGAATTAGTAAATCAGAGATTAATTGCTCAATCTTAGCTGGTGTAACTTTACGAGGAGAGTAACGAGCTAAGAATAAGTTACCGAATCGTGCGCGGTTATTCTTATACAGGGCTTGTCTCTTCTCGAATTTCTCCATGTTAAGTGTAGAGCCATCTAAGATGTCCCCTCGGGTTTGTCGTAACATTGACTGCTCTAGTTTTAAAACCATTCGGTTCTTTAATTCCTCTAGGGCAATGAATAATACGTTGTAACCTTGCTTAACATAGTTCGTTGCTAAGTTGGTCATCATTAATGTTTTACCTGTACCAGACATAGCCGCAATAAGACCTAACTCACCTTTAGCTAGTCCACCACTATTCAGTAGGTCAATAGATTTAAATCCGGTTGGTACGGTATTACCATCTAAAGATGATAGCGCTAGTCGTTTATATTCCACGTCATCGATTACGTTGATAATCTCATCATTACGACCAGAAATATCCAGTAACATAATTTTACGAAACTCATCTTCCAATGTATCTTGGAACGCTTCATCATTAATTTTTAATGCAGCTTTCTTAAGTAATTCTAATCTCATTTGTTTCTTTATGTATTTTTCAATTTCTTCATCAATCAAGTTATCATCGTGGCTGTCTCGAATCTGGTATAGCTCACTAACTTTATTGAAGTACTGCTGTTGTTCATCTGCACTTTTCTTAAGTCTATCAAGTTTCGCTTCTAGTAATGTTACTAATGCACCCTCTGTGATGACACTAGAATTTGACTGGTAGTATCGTCGTACAATCTGTGTAATCTCTTTATAGATTTCCACGTTTTCAAAGATTGACATCGGTACTACTGGTAGAACCTCCTTAGAGAATACCGGAGATTCAATTGCCTTGCGGAGTATTTCTTTCATAATCGGTTTTTCCATATTACATAAATTCCCCCTCTTGTTTTTTAGAATATTACTATTCTATCAAATATTGTGCTAAAAGTCAAGAAGATTACAGCTCTGATGCAATGATGTCATCCAGTTCTGTAGTCTTATGATAAGCACCTTGAATCATGTTGTACTCACTCTTTACTGTGAACTTTTCTAAATCGTAGTCCGCTACTTCATTTGCTGATTGGAATACTTTCTCAATCTGTTCTACATCTAGGAATGAGTAATCATTTAACGGGATGTTGTGTCGTCCATATTCTTTAAACGCATCCTGTAATTCTTTCAATGAAACATGTAAGCCTTTACGCTGTTCAATTAAACGTAAAGTAAATCGGTGGTCAATCGTATCAGTTAAACGTAGGAATGTACGCCCACCATAGTTGTATTGTTCTTGCTTTGTTGCATTAGGTAATAACAGTTCTCCTAAGAATGAAGCTGATTTCATATGTACTTCGTGGTTGCTAATAGTTGGCTGCGGGATACTTGCTAATGCAATACGTACCATCTCGGAGCCAAGAATAACATTCTCTGGTAATCCTGATTTACCGTATAGTTTCATAACAGCTTGTGTCGTAATGAACTTCTTAATAACTGTTTGTGATTGTTTTGATACACCCTGTTTCTTCATGTTCTCCATCGTGTAGTCGTAGAAGTCCACTAAAGCGAATGTAGTATCATCACTTTCTGCTGTACGGAATAATTCGCGGTATGCTTGGGAATGACTAAGAATACCATTACCTTTGTCTGCTGTTTTGTAAGCGTCGTCA